TCTACCGTGTCATACTGCTGCGCACGCACTTTCATCAGATAAGCTCGACGGTAATATGCGGCAGATCCTGCACGCGGCTGATGGCCCAGCGCGCATCGCGCCATAAATCGCCGCTGGCATCCTCCAGCGCCTCGCCGCGCTTCGCGCCGGATGCGGTGGCGTCAAAGTCGCTGTATCGTTCGTTAAGTACCGCACGCGTCCAGCACCACACGGCGTTTTCATAGTGGTGCAGGCGTACGCTTTTCCCGGCCAGACTCTCAGCCGGTACGTCACCCAGCCCGTTGTAACCGGCCACCTCCTGCCGTTCCCGCCACGGGTACAGCTCGGCGTTCACCTCTGACATGGCGGTCAATACCACCTGCTTAAGCCGCTCCGGCGTCACGGTGCCGTCAACGCGCATCGCGCTGCGAAACTTAGCCAAATCCAGATCCGGCCAGAATGAATTGTTCGGGATAATGACCGGCGCAACCGGTGACTGCTCTGGCGCTGTAAACTGCATCCTTACTACTCCTGAATAGGTGGGCGGTGGACGGGGTTTTGATGCGGCGCTGCCTGTCGCCACCCCGTGCCGCCCCGCGCGTGGGCACGTTCGGTTATCAGCTGTCTTTGCGGAGTTTCCGCTCCAGCTGCTCAATGTCTTTTTTCACCCCGCACTTTTCGTCCAGCTGCAGGGCGTGCTTAAGGTGATTCAGCGCGGATACCGGGTTGCTTTCGGTCTGCACCCAGCCGATGGATTTATGCAGGCGCGCACGCGACTGATCCGGCATGTCTTCCCCATCCACCGCGTCCAGCGTCTGCAGCAGCAGGTCAGCGTCAAACGGGGTTCCGGCCAGCATGGCGGCCTTGGCCGCGTCGGCCATTTCCTCAGCCAGCACCGTCGCCGTGTTGCGCTTGCCGACCGGCATCACCCATCCGTGTTTAAGCGCATGGCGCCCAATGGTCAGCGCACCGGCATAATCACCGGCATCAATACGCCACAACATGACGTACATGATCACGTCATCCTGCTGCGCCCCGTCGGCGCTCAGCACGCCCTCTGCCCAGGCGGCATACTTCGGCAGCACCTCAATTTTTACCTGCGCTTTGGTGACGGTGGACTGGATGCCCTTGAGGCGGCGGCGGTCTTCGTTCAGCTGCAGCAGCATCAGGTCATAGCCTTTCGCATGGCGGCCATTGCCGCCCGTGCGGGCGGCCTCCTGTCCCTGAATGAAGCGCGTGTGTGCGCGGAAAGGATTGGTCACGGGTTACGCTCCTGCGCTGCCGGTGCCGGTATTGTTGCCAGCGCCAGAGTTAACATTCGCCGCGCCCTGCTCGCTCATGGCCTTGACGACGCTTGCCGCCACGGAGGCAATACGCGCGATTTCTGCGTCGCTCATTTCTGCTGACGCGTCGCTGGTTTTGACCTCTTCTACCTTCTCTGTCTCCTGCTCCAGCACCTCGATGTTTTCGATCAGGCAGGTGCAGTCGTAGTCTTCAACCACATACGCCTCGTTGACCGATTCAAGGTTTTCAACGCGATCCCGTTTCGGGTTGTCGATGAGTGAGCGGCGGCGCGTATCGTCCTGGACATAAATCGACAGGTTATCAAGTCGCGTAATCAGCATCGCATCAGCCGGAAAGAACGGCGCACGCACGGCTGGCAGGCCGCCGATGCGCTTCTGGCTGATAATCAAATCAGCGGCCAGCGCTTCGGTGTTGGGCTGGTCTTTGTTGACGATCGGGAAATACTTGTCGGCCAGCAGCTGGCGGCCACAGATCACAACCAGCTCGGTGTCATCCTGATACTGCACGGCGATTTTTTCAGACACCGCGCCCATCACCACAGCATCAAGGTTGTTGAATACGCCGCCTTTACCGATGGTGATTTTATCGGCGACAACTTTGCCGTTGCTGTCGATATGCTGGCCCATCACCTGTGACGGTTTCTCCTGGCGGATTTTCTCCAGCCAGCCGATGTTGACGTCCTGCAGCAGCGGGTTCTGCACGCGGTTAGAGGTTTTCTCACGCTTGAGGCCGTTAAAGCCGATCATGATGCGGTCAAGCGCCTGGCGCTTCACAATCATGTCGCGGATGCGCACCTGAAAGTCGGCAAACTTCGCCCACATGTCCAGCTTCGCGTAAGGCAGTGCCGTGTCAAAGTTGGTCTGCGTGCATTTATAGCCTTCGCCGTCGATGTAGGTGGGATCGGTAGGCTCACGCTCTTTCTGCGTGGTATCGGTTGTACCGGCAATCGTGCCGCCGATTCCCAGCCCCAGACGCTCGCCGCTCTGCTCGGCGACCGGCACGATGTTGATGCGCGTCAGAAAGTCAGATGACTCCTGAATTTTTGTTTCCAGCGTCTGCGCCACGGATGGCTCAACGGTAAATTTGCTGTTGAGTGCCGACAGGTTGATTTTGTTGATTTCCGCCAGTACCGACATGTAGGCGTTTAACTTAAAGCGGGTGTTGTTTTTCATCGTTTCGTGTTCTCTGTTCGTTAAGAGGGTTGGCCGCACCTGCATCAGCAGTCGGTGCGCACGTCCTGGCTGTTGCTGTTGCCGTTACCGGGCGTGCGCGGGCGGAAGTCCTGGCGCCCGTCTTCACGGCTCAGCTGTGCCTGCAGCTGGCTGAAATCCGCCTGCAGCTGCTCACGGGCTGCAGCTTCTGCGCTCAGCTGCAACTGCAGGCTGCTGGCCTGCTCGCTCATGGCGGTTTCAATTCGCTGGCTGAATGCCTGCTGCTCGGTGGCGACCAGCTCGACGGCCCTGTGAACGTCGCTGAAACGGGCGTCATCAGACTTCTGTTTGTTGCTGAAAAGTGCGGATACGCGGCTGAAAAGGGACGGTTTTTCGTCGGCCACGTCCTCAAACTCGATCACGGTTTCGGTGGCGGCGGTAAACAGGTTGTCAGGATGCTGCTTGCGGTTTGCCAGTGGATTTGCGCCCGCGCTTGCGCTGAACTGCAGCATTTCGGTCCCGAGGCTGGCCGGATCGTCGGTCACCGCAAGGCCAATCAGATACGCCTCGCCGGTGTCGGCGAACTCCGGGCGAATCTCCATTGAGGTGAAAAGCTTCTGCATGTTGCCGGTCATCGTGACCAGCTCATCCGTGGGGTTAATCACCGCGTACAGGCCCAGTTTGCCTTTCAGCAGGCCGTCGCTGATTTCCTCGGTGTCCAGCGCATCGACCACACCGAAACGGCGAAACGCGCTGTCAGGCGTGTAACCCTTGATGTGCTCCATGTTGATCACGGCGGTGTAGACAGCCGGATCGTAATTTGCCGCCATCTGCTCCAGCCAGCTGCGCTCGATGGTGCGCCCGTCCGTGGTGGCACCTTCCACCCCGATGCGGAAACGCTTTGCTTTCTTTGCCATTGTCCAGGCTCCGGTTAGATAAAAACTCTGTGAGTCCCTATGTTTGCGGCGACGGGGGTACTGAAACAACGCGGCGACGTTGTACCGTAATTCACACAATCACGGGCGGCGGAAAAGGAAACGGGCGGGCCGTATTTTGGGGCCATGACAACGACAATCGCCCCCGCAGACCTCGATCCCCGCAGACAGGCTTTGCTGCTGTACTTTCAGGGATACCGCATCGCCCGCATTGCTGAAATGCTGGGAGAGAAACCCGCAACCGTTCACAGCTGGAAGAAGCGCGACAGGTGGGGCGACTATGGCCCGCTTGACCAGATGCAGCTCACCACCGCCGCGCGCTACTGTCAGCTGGTCATGAAAGAGGTGAAGGAAGGAAAGGACTACAAAGAAATCGACCTGCTGGCCCGGCAGTCAGAGCGCCATGCGCGCATCGGGAAATTTAACAACGGCGGCAATGAGGCGGATTTAAACCCCAGTGTCGAAAACCGCAACAGAGGCCCGCGCAAACCGCCTGAAAAAAACGTATTCAGCGACGCGCAGATCGAAAAGCTGCAGGACATCTTTCACAGCACGATGTTCGGCTACCAGCGCCAGTGGTGGGAAGCGGGCAATAAATACGCCGTCCGCAATCTGCTGAAATCGCGCCAGATAGGGGCGACGTTCTTTTTTGCCCGCGAGGCGCTGCTTGATGCGCTCACCACCGGCCGCAACCAGATTTTCCTTTCAGCCAGTAAGGCGCAGGCGCACGTATTCAAGCAGTACATCGTGGAGTTTGCCCGCGAGGCCGACGTAGACCTGAAAGGCGACCCGATGACGCTGGCTAACGGCGCGTGCCTGTACTTCCTCGGCACCAACGCCCGCACGGCGCAGAGTTATCACGGCAACCTGTACCTGGACGAATATTTCTGGATACCGAAATTTCAGGAACTGCAGAAAGTCGCCTCCGGCATGGCGCTGCACAAGAAATGGCGCGAAACCTACTTTTCCACGCCGTCCAGTCTCACGCACAGCGCCTATCCGTTCTGGTCTGGCGCACAGTTCAACAAGGGCCGCGCTAAAGCTGACCGCGTTGATATTGATTTAAGTCACGCGTCCCTTGCCGCTGGCCGCCTGTGTGCCGACGGCCAGTTCCGCCAGATTGTGACTGTTGAGGATGCCGTGCGCGGCGGCTGTGACCTGTTCGACCTGGAGCAGCTGCGCACGCGCTACAGCCCCGAGGACTACCAGAACCTGCTGATGTGCGTGTTTATGGATGACCTCGCCTCGGTGTTCCAGCTTGCCATGCTGCATAAATGCATGGTGGACAGCTGGGAAGTATGGGACGACTTCGAAGCGCTGGCGTTGCGCCCGTTTGGCTGGAAAGAGGTGTGGATTGGTTACGACCCGGCGAAAGGCACGCAGAACGGCGACAGCGCGGGCTGCGTGGTCATCGCGCCGCCAGCCGTGCCGGGCGGCAAGTTCCGCATCCTTGAGCGGCACCAGTGGCGCGGCATGGATTTCCGCGCGCAGGCCGACGCCATTAAAACCCTTACGCAGCAGTACAACGTGACCTATATCGGCATCGACTCGACCGGCGTCGGCCTCGGCGTCTATGAGAACGTGAAAGCCTTTTTCCCGCAGGTGAAAGAGTTTGTTTACAACCCGACGGTGAAAAATGCCCTGGTACTTAAAGCCTACGACACCATCAGCAGCGGGCGGCTGGAGTTTGACGCCAGCCACCTCGACATTGCGCAGTCGTTTATGTCCATCCGCAAGGCCACCACGGCCAGCGGCAACCGTCCGACCTATGAAACCAGCCGCAGCGAGGAAGTCAGCCACGGCGATTTAGCCTGGGCGACCATGCACGCGCTGGCAAATGAGCCGCTGCAGGGACAGGCGGCACACACGCAGAACATTGTGGAGATGTATTAATGAGCAGACGCAGGAACCGCACGCGCACGCAGCCCGTGCAGCAGCCGGAACAGATGACCAGCACAGCCGCCTCGGAGGCGTTTACGTTTGGCGACCCGATCCCGGTACTCGACCGGCGCGAACTTCTGGACTACGTGGAGTGCGTCATCAATGACCGCTGGTATGAGCCGCCCGTAAGCGTTGACGGGCTGGCGCGCACGTTCCGCGCCGCCGTGCATCACAGCTCGCCCATCAGTGTTAAGTGCAACATTCTGGCGAGTACCTTTATCCCGCACCCGCTTTTGAGCCAGCAGGCTTTTACCCGCTTCGCGATGGATTATCTGGTCTTTGCCAACGCGTACCTGGAAAAGCGAACCAGCCGCCTCGGCAGCACGCTGAAACTGGAGCCATCGCTTGCCAAATATACGCGGCGTGGGCTTGACCTCGACACCTACTGGTATGCGCACTATGGCCTGAACACGGAGCCGTATGAGTTTACAAAGGGCAGTGTGTTTCACCTGATGGAGCCTGACATCAATCAGGAAATCTACGGCGTACCGGGCTACCTGTCGGCTATCCCGTCCGCGCTGCTGAATGAGTCGGCCACGCTGTTCCGCCGCAAGTATTACATCAACGGCAGCCATGCGGGCTTTATCATGTACATGACCGACCCGGCGCAGAGCCAGCAGGACGTTGACAACATCCGCAGCGCCATGAAAAGCGCAAAAGGCCCTGGCAACTTCCGCAACCTGTTCATGTACAGCCCGAACGGAAAGAAAGACGGCATTCAGATCATCCCGCTGTCAGAGGTGGCGGCCAAAGATGAGTTTCTGAATATCAAAAACGTGTCACGAGATGACATGCTGGCCGTGCATCGCGTACCGCCGCAGCTGATGGGGATTATTCCCAACAATACCGGCGGGTTCGGGGATATTGAGAAGGCCAGCCGCGTGTTTGTGCGAAACGAACTTATCCCGTTGCAGGCACGCATGAGAGAGTTAAATGAATGGCTCGGCCAGGAGGTAATCAGGTTTACGCCTT